ATATTTTGTGTAAATGTAAAATATTCTACATTTTCAAAAGTAAGAGTATCCGAACCTTGTTGAATTATTATTTTACATAATAAAGCAGCCATTTTCCCAATAATATCGGGTAAAGATGGTGGAATACTTTCATTTTCTGCATTTGTTAAAGTTCCATTAGTTCGACCATATACAACTATAATATGCCCATCGTCTGGGTGAACAAAAACCCAATTTGTTGTATATTTATTTGTCGTAAGATTTGCTAATCCCGTGCCTGAATCAACTTTATTATATTGAGTATTATTTATTTGTGTATAATGATTTCCCGAATTATCGTCTTTTACCCAAGTAGCAGTTGTTGGATTATAATAATAATAATCAAATGTATCGCTTGCAGAAGTATCTTTTAACGTAAAAGTACAATCATTAATTCCCCGATGAAACGTTCCAGCAGTAATGTAAAGATTTCTTGTGCCTGAGTCACTTACCAAACAACCAGAAACTCTTTCAATTCTACGTAAACGTGAAGCTCTTTGATGCAACCTTCTTACACCATCACTTAATCTTAAACCGGCATTAGCATAATGTCTTGTACCATCTGCTTCTCTAAGGCAATGACCTATACCAATTATATTAGCACCATTTCCACTATCAGTAGAAGTAGTAATAGTGCAGGGATTGCCGTAAGTTAAAAGAATATTATAAAATGTATCTGCTTCTGCTAAAATTATATTATCTTGTTCATCTAAAGTAATTTTTGTTAAGGGGTCGGTTGCTCCCGAACCTGTTCGTAACATAGCAGTCAAAGCAGCTACTTTAATTGTTCCTGCATCAGTTCCTTCCGATATAGCTCCGCCCGTCATAACCATTGAAGATAAGGCTGTATTAGTATTTACAAACAAAGGATATGCTTCAGTATGAATATCCTGCGGAAGTGAAAGTGTTACAGTTCCATCACCATCATCGCCGACTGTAATTTGATTTGTTGTTCCACCTATCCAGGATGTTAAATCTGTTACTGATGTTAATGCCTTGTTTACATCCGTAGAAATTAATCTCGATGCGGTCAATCCTGTTAGAGTTAAACCCGCAAAAGTAGGAGTAGCATCTGGCCCTAATTTAATAGAAGCTATTTTTTGAACAGCTTGTCTTACAGATGACCAATCGTTATCTTTTATACTTGGAATAAAGCCCATTTATAATTCCTTAATTATGAAGATGCTTGTGCCATTAATTTAGCCATCATTGCATAATCAGGATATATGTCCTCAATTCTCTCTACAAAACCCGCTTTACCAATTTGAGCTTGAGAAAGTCTTTCTGCCCTTATATCTTCAAGTTTTAATCGTGCAGGTGCTCCAACTTCCTCTTCAAACTTTTTACCCAATCCAGCAAGTTGAGTAGTTCCATATAAACCAGAGCTAACTAAAGCTTGGCCTCCAGCAGCAACTTCTCTTGTTTTTTGTCTTTCTAATTGAGCTTCATATCCTTTACCAAAACTTCCTTCAGGCCCATAACGTCCTATGATTTCATCATAAAGACCTCGTATCTCAGCTTCACGAGCTGCAGTCGCTTCTCTCGCTTTTGCTTGTGCGGCTTCATATTCGTCCATTATAGTTTGTTGTTGTTGTTGTTTTCTGTTCCAGGCTTCCCACCCTTTAACATAAGCTTGCGTCATAGAAGGCGACCATCCACGTCTCTGCAAATATTGTTGTGCTTCTCCCGCACTTCCAAATTGTGCCCATCCTGTGGTTGCCGTTTGAGCATATCCTCTCGTTCTTCTCCCAAAAGCCGTTTCTGAGCCAATATATGCCATAACAAATCTCCTTTAATTTTTCCCCGCTGGTTTAACTTCTCCAGTTATTTTTTCTATTGCAAATGTTTCAGATACAGTAGAATTAAAAAACTTCAATCCTAAAAAATGTCCTCTTGCTCTTTTACGAATACGAGCTTTTCTACCAGTTCCAGATAATGTTCCACTTTCTCTTGCAGTAGCTTCATCTATCATATTTTCCAATACTGTTTCAGCATCATCTCCGACGTGATATTCATAACTAACGCTATCACTGTCACCAAAACTACCCCCCGATGCTCCACCACCAGTAGTAACTGTTAATGAAGTAAGTTTTCCTTCAGCATCTTCTCTATCACCCAAAGGTTGGACTGTTGCAAAATAAGAAGAAATGGTTTCATCGGCAGCCCCAACATCATCATCTTTAACAGATTCATCAAACTTACGAATATAACCATCTTTGCAACCTACCAACAATTCTCTATAATCCTTATCATTTGCAGCATAATAAAATAAAGAATAAGGCCCGCATTCTTCAGGATAACTTTCAGGAAAAAATCCTTGTGCCCGCAAATCAAACCAATAATTTGAATTAGTTCCATCCGAAAGTTTAGTAATACAAATCACAATACCCATTCTTATTCTATCATAAGCCATTGTAATTCTATGGGTGCTTGCATCAATAGATTCATCAGCTATAATATTAGGCAGAGAAAACTGAGTTAAATTTTCTACTTTCCCAAATCCCTTTGGAATCCTATAAATACCATTTGTTCCAAAGAAATATAAGTTTCCATCATTATCAAAACACCAGCTATTAGCACCAAATATTCCAACTGTTAAATCTAATTCATCTAATGAACCGCCGGCAGCAGGGTCGCCCCTCATAATCCACATCGAAGTTGCACAACCAAAAATAAGATAATCATCTCTATATGGAATTAAAGCTTTTACTATATCTCCAAGTTCGCCCGCATCAGAATTTCCACCTGCTACGGGAGATTGAGCATCATTAGCTACGTAAGCAAAATCCCATATATTTCCCTGTCTTGACATATACCATTGATAAGGAGCTTCAGGATTACCGGATAAAACAACACGACCTCGATAAAGACAACCTATATATGCTTTAGCTGGCATAGTCCCAAAAGAAAGTCCACCAATAGTGGGATAAACTGTATAATCATACCAATGAGGTTTGGAAGTTGGAGCAGAATTAGTAGTAAAACTAACCGCTGTAGGAGTGCCACTTGCATTTGTACCGGTTACAACTTCATCATCTTGAAATGTTCCCGAAGTTACATATCCATATATATTAGCAGCACCATTATTAACATCACAAAAATCAACAATCATTTGTGCTGTAGACGTTTCACCAGTTAAAACAGTTCCTTTAATTGGAGCTACATTATTTTCATCATCTGGTCTAATATCAGCAGTTGTTAATTTTGTATTCATAAAATCAGCTATTTTGAGATTACTACCATTAACTACTACAACTTTTTGAAAAGCCTCAAATATATTGAGCTGGTCTGTGGTATCTATATCACCGCTCGCAGCCGTTAATTCTTTCATAGTTCCAGCAGCCATCATATATCCTCATACCAAAATTCATTATTTCCAACGGCTACTAATCGTTTATAAGTTACTACATCAACTGGAATAGACAAAGCATCTCCCCAATCCTGAAAATCACAATCATAAGTTGCTCTTTCCATCCATCCAGAACCTAAATCCAAATAAACTTTTCCACGACTATAAGTTCCTGAACTATTGCATCTCCAATTCCACGCACCAGTTCCGGTGGAATATATTACAATCGCATAAGTAACGCCGGCATCTAATATAACTGACGTAGTAAAAGTAACTGTATAATCTGTCCAAGAACCATCTCCTAACTCAGTAGCACCATCAAAAGTTTTTGAACATAATATAACATCAGTTGGCTCTCCGTCAGATGTGGTTCTAATTTCAACTGTAACATTTCCAGTATCTGCTCCAGAACCACTAAGAGCTAAAACTACATAAATTATGGCGTGAGTTGTCTGAGGAGTAAAAGTTTGTGCTACTTTTTCGCTTGTTCCACTCATTCCATCTAAATCGGCTTCAGAAGTATCGTATTCTTCGTACTTGGTTGCCATTATATGTCCTCATAATAAAATTTATTACCAGCAGCAGCTACTAATCTACGAACTGTTACAATATCAACAGGTGGAGAAAAAGTATAATCATCATAATTTTCAAAAATTTGGTCAGCAGTTCCACTATTAGGAGAATACCAACTCGAACCAGAATTTACTGTTGCAACAGCTTTTCCAGTAGCATATCCATTGCCAGATATTTGCCATCTCCACAGTGCCCTCCAACCTAAGCATTTTATTACAATAACATAAACATTTCCTTGAGTTAAAAGATAAGAAGAACTAAAAGTAATTTCCCTCCATTCACCAGTATCATCAGATGTAAGAGTATTCCCATTTGTATTACCAGAAACTAATGCTGCTCCCGTTGGATAATGATTTACATCTGCATTATATAGTTCAACAATTATAGTTCCAGGAGTTCCATCTTTTGCTAATTTTAATTTAACACTATTTAAATTATATGCTGATAGAGCAGTAAAACTTTGACCATTTTGGTATTTATATGCTCCTGCCACTCCACCAATATAGGTATAAGCATTATCACCCGCACTAAAATGTTCCTGTAACTGCCCCATTTACGCTACCGAACTAACTACGCAAATTGCAACTATTGGCTGTGCAGCACCACCAATTTGATTACCAGCACCCCACTTATCCAATCCTGGACGCTGGCCAATTCTTAAACGATTCTCAAGAGCATCTCTCGGACGAATATTGTTCATATAGCCGCTCGTCCCTTGAGGTTGTTTATCTACAACTGCTCCTCTGTTTATTCCTCGATAGGGAAGTGTAAATTCAGCCATTATCTTCCCCCTAAACTTCTAATTTCTTTTTCTGTAAGACCCGCTCTTCGTAATGCAGCATCAATTCCACCAGTTCTTGCAGTTTTATAATAAGAAGGATAATTAAATTTAATAAACTGCTTCTTTGACATTCTTGCCCCTTTAGCAGCACCTTTAGTTATCTTCTTATATCTTTTATACCGCTTATCAACTTCCTTCCTTGTGGGTTTTGGATACTTTGCCATTATTACTCCCGATAAAGAATATCTACAATTTTACCATTAGTCGCACCATAGAAATAAAGACTACTAATATCATCTATTTCTAATATAAGAACATCCCAAACATCATTGGCTTGGTCAACTTGCGGAACTTGAAGACCTGTAGTAGCAGTACAAGCAGAACCTATATTAACCCGAACATCTGTTCCATCAGAATTAAGCCAAACTTTTTTGCACGGAAGACTTGTACCATCATTACCTTGACCAGCATTTGACGCAATAGTTACACGAACACTTCCACCTTGAGATGGAACTTTATTCAACGAAGTATTTGCATACTTACTCATTTATTTCCCCCTTATGATATATCAGCAGCACAGCTATAGAAAAGACTGGCCCATTCCGTTCCTGTCCATAAAAGCTTTATGGCTTCATCAGCAGCATCAAGACTTGTAGTGCCGTCATCTCCACCCTCGTGATGGGTTACACTAATTGTAGCTGTTTTAGAATCACTATCAAAAGCTCCTGGCCCATATAAGTTCCGTCAGGCACAGTCAAAGTAAAATCATCTGCAGGGTCAGCAATGTCAATAGCTACATCAATAACATTATTATCATCACTACGACCTGTTCTAACTGTAGCAGTTCCAGTAACCACTCTTTTCTTTAACTCAAAATTCGCTTTACGTTCTTGCTCAAAATTTCCTTTACTCATCATTTTCTCCATTAATCTTCATAAACACTATCTTCAATTGTTTCCAAAAACCTTCCTCGAACTAACCCAGAAGGAGTAACTAATTTACCTAACACATCTGCAATAGTAGATTTATCAGCTTTGATTAATTTTTGAACTATTGTTTCTGCAAGTTGAACGTGATGCCCAGGTTTATCTTCTTCCTGTGTTTCAGCCACAGCTAAAGCACATTCAAGAATTGCTTCTGAAGCTAATATCCCACCAACAAATATATCAGTCGTTTCAACTGGTTTTTCCGGTTCAATTATATACCAATATGGAATTATATATTGCCCATTCGGAGTCCCATAAAACCAGACCTCATATCCTTGACCGGTTTCTTTAGTATAATTCCCAGATACAATTGCAAAATATTCAGGATAACTATTAAGATTAGCAAACACTCGCTTTTGCATAATAGCATCAGCACTTAATTTAGTAATTGGCGAATAGCCGCTTTGACTGTCGTGAATAAATTTAATTTCAACATTTGCAAAATCAGAAGGAAGAACGTATTTCCATTGACCATCTGTTGTAATCAATGTATTATATTGTCTTAAAAAGCTCCAATGATGTAATTCTCCGTTTTCAGCATTAACCGGATAAAGAAAATTACGTAACCCTCGATAAGTTATATCCTTTACTTTTGTCAAATCAGCACCAGTTGGACTACTTCCAAGACCAAGAAACTCCGATACTTTAGTATAAACATCCTCAAACGATAATTTTAAATTCGCCATTTTAATTCCTTAATAATAGGGACAGCTTATCCATCCTTGAACATTCATCCGTGAAATTTCATCCATAAAATAGCCATCCCCAACTTAGGAGGTAGAAATCCTTTCCATTCCCCTTATTCAACTTTACCTTCCAAAATATTGAATATCTGGCCTACCACAATTGGTGCAAAATTATCACCAACACATTTTTTTATCAACACAATATCCTCAGAAGAAAGTTCAACTTCATCATTTTTATAAATTCTTGTTGCCAATTCATATTTTTTTACTTTATCCAATCCTGTTTCCTTTTGAACCGGAGCAAGTAAAGCATTTACAACAGCCATTTTCAAAGTTGCATCTACAGCGTTTCCTTGTCCATCATTATCCTTTAAAACTTCTCCATTCAATGCCTTCAACGTTTGATTTGTATCTATCTTCATTTCTATCTCCTATAAATTTTAAAATATAGGGCGTTTTATGGCACGCCCTAAGCCATACAATCTTAGGCATCGGCAACATTTTGAATAGCAGTACCAACTAATAAATAATAAGTAGTAGAATCAATAAGAATCGGAATCTTTCTTGTACTACCATCGCCATCAAAACCAACAACGTGGGCAGCCTCATCACCGCCGCTGGCAGAATCGCCCAAATCACCACTACCCATCCGAATCAAACCATCCCAATTATAGGAAGCGTGATTATTAAAGTGGAAAGCATAGGCCTTTGCAGGGGCGGCAGTTGATTCATCAACATAATAGCCCATATAAATGCCAGCTAAAGAACCACCACTCAACGTGGGTGCGGTTTCTGTTACTTCAGTTTCTACAGTTACATATAATGGGGAACTTGCCCACTCGCCAGTATCAGTCAATGTACCATCATCTTTGATATGTAAATTAGCGGAAAGGGCGTGAACTGTCTGTGAAGCAGCAGCATTTAAATATGTTCTAAACTTCCACATACCATAATTAGAGTGCCCTGCACCAGCTATTTCACCAACTGCATACAAACCTCGTTTTGGCCCGCCAGTACCTTGAAACACAAGATTAATATTATTTACCGTTTCTGCAGCAGCCAGACGTACTTGACCTATCAACAGTTTCTTCCGCAATAGCAACAGGACGAGCACCATTTGCAGCCAGAGGCACGGTCAATTCCTGAGAATCTTTCTCAATAGCAAGAATAGTGCGGCCAGCAGTACAATTTAAATCTGTCCTTACAGGCACAATCGCTCCATTAGGCTCATAAATCTCAATCCACTCATATGATTCTGCAGCAACAGACTTACCATTCTTGGCGCTCGTAGTAACTTGCCTTCATTCTGATAACCTTCAGCAGTTGTATTAGGTGTGCTTTGACTCTTCGGGTCACCGCCAGTGCCTTTATCATAGCCAAGAATATTGGCTGTAGTATCATAGATATAACATACAGGCATACCTTCATAAATAGTAACAGCCGAACTTTCCCTATTATAAAACTTTACTCTCTTTTTCTGAACATTAACATTTGTTCCAAATTGAACGCTCATAATTAAATCCTTTTAATAAAAATTTACGTTTAACTCAATGTTACGTTTCTCCATTGAGCTATTTTCAGCTATCAGAAAATCCTTTCTGGTTCGCTACGTTTTCTACTTCCTATTAACTACCTGGGTGCTCAGAGATTAAGAAACCCGCTCTCCTTCTGTTTTCACAAATATAGTTATACACTACATCAACATCTACAGTCAAAACAACGTGCTGCTCATCTCTCGGCCTCGGTTTTCCAATCTTGAAATCCCAATTATTCAACACAACAGGATATATAAGTTCGTGATTAATACCATAAATCGGGTCAGTACCATACAAACTTACATTTGCACTATCAAGTTGGTCAACATAAACAAATGGAATACCCTTAAAATTAGGATAACCAAAATGACTGGCCACACGATAGCCCATCTGGTCATCAGATTTGGCATAAAGCAAATTCAATGAACCTATAATAGTATCATTTGAATATAGACTAAATTTAAAAGTAGGCTCAGGTAACTTCTCAGGAAATACTGGCCCTTCAAAAGCTAACTTACGACAAGCTCTATCAAGTAAAACCAGAAGGCTATCATCGATATTCCCATCGTGGTCTGCATACCAAGCTGCCCAACGAGGATTATTTGAAGAACTACAAGCAACAGTGCCAGAATTATAAGTTCCGCCAGGCGTGCTGCCGTCATTATAACGAGCACTATATGCTGTCCATCCACCAGTTGAACCCTCAGTTCCTAAAGACAACCAAGCCGGAAGTCCTTCAGGATGATGTTTATCCGATGAACTTGCCGGAGTTGAAAGAGCACCATTATAAATCATATCTACAACTTCACGAAGGGTATTATTATATTTATTCTGAACTTTATTATAAATTTGAGCATCACCCTTATTCATATCCATTTCAATCATATTATAACTGAAATTGGTCGAAGCTCGTCTCCACTGTACGACAATATTTTCATCAGTATTTATCACATTATGAGTATCTTTTTCCCAATTTCCCTGATGTTTTGCATTACCTTCATCTCTTAATGTAATAAACCTTTCAATTTTATCGCCACCCTCTGATTTTACTCTATCTTTCCATAAACTATTAAACAACTTATAAGAACTATACAAGTAAGTCAAAGGACAGCTATTTTTCTTGATATCTTCAAGAGTCGCTTGAAGAACATCAACTGCTTGCTCTATCGTTATACTTTCCACTGTTGAATCCTTTCAAAAATAAACTCCTTAAAGTAAAAATATCCTCATTTTTACTCTTCTACTGGAATCCCTGCTTTCTTCTTTGCTGATTTAACAACATCGGCCTTTCTATCAGTCTCAGAAGCAAACTTTTTAACAGTTGCTTTAGTCTGTTTTTTAGGAGTTACTTTCTTTTGACGTTTTGCCAATTTCTTAATCAGTTTCTTTTCGGCAGCAGCACCAGCATTTTTACCAATATACCATTTAAGGGCATTATCTAACGAATCAGAAAAAGACATACCAGATGTTTCAAATGCGGCAGCAACATCCCAAATTTCACTCCGAACTTTAACAGCAGGATAACTTTTTAAATAAGCTCCATCTTCCCCTTTGGGCAAATCCTCTGTTTTTTCTATTTCTGGAAAATCTTCAGAGTGTTTATCAAAAAATTCGTTTGCTGCGTTGATTCTACTAATCAACTGTGCTTCTTTACTTATCTTTTCCGATTGCTTTAGATTGCCTTGAACTTGGCTAAATTCATTCCTCAGAGAATTTATTTCCTTAACAAAAGGAGTTAAAACTTTCTTAAACTTATCCTGTTCCTCTACATCATCTGATAATGATTCAACCAAATCCTCAACTTTCAAAACCTTTGAATCATCTTTAGTTTTATCATCAATAGGTTTTGTTTCAACACTCTTATCCTCATCCAAATAATCTTTTATTTGACGAAGATAAAGAGGGTCGGTTTCAGCATATCTCACGATTTCACTATCGCTTAATCCAAACCGCCTACCGGCATCAACAAGTTGAGGGTCGATTTCTTCATATTCATCACTCTCAATTTCACCATCTTCAGCCTCGGCCTCCGGCGTTTCCTCTGTTGATTCCGATTCAATATTTTCCTCATCAGTCTCTTCAGTTTCTATTTCTTCATCGGTTTCTTCAACTTTTACTTCCTCAGTCTCTTTCTTACTCCTAAGTATATTAGTTAATTTATTCAAAAAACCACTCGATGGTTTGTTCATAGAAAGACCAGAAGGATGTATTTCTGGCTCTTCAACTACTTCTGTTTTCTGCTCAGAATTTTGTTCCTGATTTTCAATTTTTTCTTCATCTGCCATTTCTATCTCCTACTTTAAAAAAAAAATTCTATCTATCATAATCACTTACCTAAACAAACTTTGCATATTGTATTTGCTGGACTTGTGGGGACAAAAAATTCACCACATTTCTTACATCTCCTACTTTTTTGTTTTGATCTTTAGGGAGTTCAGGTAATTCACTACAACCTAAACACATCTTCTGTACTTTTTCATAGCCCTTTTCAGGTAAAAAACTACAACCACAGCCATCACACACTCTCTCATTCTTAAATTTTGGATGTCTCAACATTTCTACTCTCCTATTTTGAATTTATAAATTCTATTGTTTTTACATCAAAATTATAACTAAGAGATTTATTCTTTTTATTAGTCTCCTCTTGTATTCCAGTAAACTCAACATCAATCATAGCTCTAAATTTATTACCAACCTCCTCAGATTTCAAAGGAAGTTTTGTATTAGAAATATACATAGACGGATAATTTATTTCTTTACTCGAAGCCGATTTTACAGCCGCATCATTATACTTATAACCCAAACTAATTTTTTTCTTAAAAAGTTTATTAGCCATTAGTATCTCCCTACCTTTTTGATTCATATTCTTCTACTCCTGCCTCTTTCATTCTACGCAACTTTTCAGCTCTATTATGAATTTTCATCTGCCCTCTTTTATTAAATTCTGCTCCAGGATGTCTTTTTTTAGCAGCAGCAAGTTGCTTTGGGTCATCAGGATTAATACCCAAACTCCAAGACCACCTTATATTTTCTTTCATTATACCGTCTATATCACCATAAGCCCGCCAATTTCTTTTAGCAATACTCCCACACTCACATTTAACTTCAGAAGGGGCATCTTTCATTCGATGGACTTCATCAAATTCTTTACCACACTTCAAACATTTAAAAGGATAGATTGGAATACTATACCACCTTCTTTCTTCTATTAATTCTTCTTGGCTTTCAATTCTCTACGTAAAGATTCATTGTCCAAAAGAATATATTCAATACAAATACTAAGGCAATTAATTTTATCCTCAATTGCTTTCATCTGTTTATAATTAACTCCCGCCTTTAATGGATAAAATTTTTCAATTAATTCATCAAGAAATTTTTCAAAATCCTTATTTTTCATTTTAAGTCTTCTTAGTCACAAGATAATATTCAATCGCTGCTGTAGCAGTACTCCCAAGCATCCGTATATAATGGCCACTGGTTAATCCACCTGGAAGTGGAATCCACACTGGCTCACCCTCTTCAACTATTATATTACCAGCAGTTACCGATGGAGTTCCCGACCCATCATCATTTACTAAAATACCAACATCACCTGATATAGCTATAATAAGAACTCCAAGTAAATCAGTATCAACAATATGGCCCAATTCTAAATTATCAGCAGAATTTCCAATAATAACGGCGTGAGGGCCAGACTTTGCTTCTGGAGTACTATCCAATGTGACTTTTTTCTTTGCAACCGTATCACCAGTTCCTAACCCAGTAATCTTCAATTCCATTTCTATCGAAACTTCGGCAGCCATTATGTTCCCTTCCGTTTATATAGTTTATTCTTTTTCTTTGGTAACTTTTTTTCAGGTGTTTCAGCATAATGTCCAAGTTGTTCCTTAGACATTTTCAAAACTCCTCTATTTCTTTTGTATAATTTTCCAGGATGATGTTTTGCGATTGCCATTAAACGTCTTTGAGATTTACTAACAGCAGGCATATTATTTCCCCCTTCTTTTCCGTCCAGCAGCGGCTAATTTAGCCATTTTTTTAACTCCATATTTTTTTCTACCAACAGCGGCTGCCACAGCTTCAGGATTTTTCGCACCGCCAGCTTTCGCAGAAGCAGCAACAGCTTTAAAACGAGAACCCTCACCTAATGGTTTCTTTTTTGCCACTTCATAAGCTTTACGAGCAAGACGTTTTCTATATAATCTTCCACCTTTACGCTTAATCATATTGATTCTCCACCATTATTTTTTCTAATGCCAATTCTGCAATATATTTAGCTAAACTTAATCTACAAGCATTAACAGAAGTTATTAAAGATAATCCATCATAACTCCCATAACCACCAACTAAAATACCAACTATCTCACCATCAACATTAACAACCGGCCCACCTGAATTTCCAGGCCAAGCCTGAGCATCACTTTGAATCATTAAAGTTCGCCCAAAAAATGGAATATTTCTTTTCACTCCAGAGATTTTACCAAAAGTCACAGAATATGCTAATTCTTCTCCAAAAGGACAACCACAAATATAAACGTCATCTCCAATATCATAATTATGAGCAAATGATAATTCTGTTAAAGTCTCTACATCATTTGGGTCAACTTTAATAAATCCAACATCAACGCCATCTTCTTGATAAGATTCCCACGAATAGATTACTATTCCATTATTAAATTTAATTTTAAAAAAATCACAATCTTCTACAATATGACCAGCAGTCAAAATAATTCCACGTTCTTTATCTATCAAAACACCAGAACCACTCCAAAAATCTGTTTCAATATACACAGTAGATGCTTGAACTTTATTAACAATTACTTTCAAGTCATTTTCAATATTTGGATAAATAAACACTGGTTGTCTCGGAGCAGAATAATACACTCCAAAAACAAAAACCATAACTATAATAATCGAACAAAGAACTCTCTCTAAAAATTTTTTAATCATAACTGTTCAGCTCCAGTTTGTTGGTTTGGTGACGGTCGCAAACTTGCTCCTCTGGATTCTGCTTGAAACATATTTGCCTCACGAGAAGCCGGAGAAGCGCCTCCACTATCATTCCCTTGAGCTTTGTTACCTATTGGCATCATTTTATAATCCACATTCGATAATTCAGATGGGACGGCCGGAAGATACCATTGAGTAAAATTATCCAAACCAAGATAACCTGCAAGTATTCTATTAATCCTATTTATATCAAGAGTCGAACCCTGTGCGGCAGAAAGACCCATAGTCGGAATAATCCACTGAGTAAGAAACATCATCATTTTCTGAAATTTTTGTTCAGGATTGCCTCGCTGCATCGAATAAGGAGTTATATTAAATGCAAAATCATAAAAATCACCAACCTCTTCGGCTTGTGCAAATTCTACCGGAATTGTAGCAACTCCTGGAATTTCTTTTACCAAAGGAACATAAATAGTTGGGTCAGTCCAAAATCCCCAAGCTAATTTTCTTATAATAGAGGCTGTAAAATTTTGAAAACAAGTTACCATATTATTAACTATTCTTGAGGCATTAGCAAATACCATCTGTTCTTGCCCAAGCGTGGGGGCTTGTGCTCCACGACCTCCAAGAACATCAGGATTACCACCCTGTTTGGTAAATTGTTCTTCCATATATTGAACATATTGATAATTTTCTGGGTTAACCCCGCCCATTTTTTCAACTCTTACGCCCTGCAAATCGTCAACTCGTATAACGGCATTATTAGGGGCGACTCTTATTCTTTCTGCATCCTCTTCGGCACGGCTTTCAAATAACATAAGATTTTTCTGAGCCTCAGCTTGCTCTTTCATCTTATCAATTAATATGTTTACAGAAGTATCTACATCGTGCCAGGGCCAAGCCGGAGGAATTGGATATGGCTGTTCAGGGAAACTTTTATAAAATAATTTATCATACTTCAGGCATTATTGTTACAATAACATCTTCATCGTATAAATATAAATCTATAAATGTAGTATATTCACGTAATGAATATAATTTTCTATCCGCTCTTTTAGCACTAATTTCCCTCGGAGAAATATCCCACTTTAATTCATAATCAGATTTTATATAATCTGCAAATTTTTTATCAAAAAATTCTTTTGCATATTCAGTAGGTAACTGATAAATATCACCCTCAAGTTGAAAATCTTCTATCCTTCTTGCGGCAGGGTCACCAATATAATTTGAATCATCAATTAAAATTGTTTTTGGAGTTCCAATACGATAAGTCTCATCTTTTAACGTTACATTTCTTGTCCATTCAAGAGAAGTCCTTGTGACCGCCATACCAAACATAGAATTAAATGCAGCAGGAATTAATACATTTTGTGCTAATTTCATTTTATCAATGAAAAAATTCATTGCTAATTGTGTAGTATATGAAAATGGACGTAATCGAGGTATTTTAGTCTCAACTAAAACTTTCGGATTGCCTTCAACAAGATATGGGACAATCGTGCTAACTCCTCTATCTATTAAATTCAAAGTATGAGTTCGAGTATAACCTTCATCATAAAATCCAGAAGCCCAGGCTCTCAAAAGTTTTTGACGTTTCTTCAAAGGTTCTTCTACTAATGAAGTCCAAAGCTTACACATCTTTTGTAGCCGAACTGGAAATTTGAATTTTACATCTTTAGTATTTCTATTCATTATTTACCTTAAAATAAATTCATTATCCATCTCTAATACAGATATTTCCTAAATTTGCGTTTATTCAATTCTTGAGTTTTCTTCCATTTTTCATATCTGTAGCCAAATGAATCACGGGGATAATTAATTCGAGTTTTCATAGCCGCTTTTGGTTGGTCTTTCATACCTAAAACACATAATGCAGTAGCAACAACTCTATCTCCGTGTCTTGCTCTCGCTCCTGTTGATAAATCTTGCTGTTCAGAACAACCAATTTCACCAGAATCATAATAAATATAATCATCCAATTCTTCAACTAAACACTCATCAAAAATACGAATAAAAGTATTTGAAGGATTATTCTTCAATCCTTCTTTCAAAGCAATAGATAAACTTGTTAAAATATCGTCTTTGGTGTCTCGTTTATTTGTCCAACCATATTTATTACGTCTTTTACGAATTTTAGTATCTTCGGTTTTATTGATATAAACAAAAAGATAACCACGTTTCAAAATTCGTCTACCAAAATTCTTTCCGTGCCCGCCATTATTCTCCCAAATCAAAAATGGAGGGCCGTAATTACCTCCAACCCAATAACAAAGGGCAACAACCTGGTCTGCAAAATCCTCAGGAGTAGTATCATCACAAGCCCACAAACCAACTAATTCACTGGTATTAACATCAAGAATACTGGCGACAGAATTTGATGCCCCCGTTCCTAATGAAATATCACATCCTACAATATAGTTATGCTTCTGAGATGGTCTGAATTTATCAAACTTATCTTTCTCTAAATCCCCCCACCATCTCAATCTTTTTTTACCTTTATTCTGTTTAAAATCAACGATAAACTTATTTCTATTAATAATAAAATCGACTTCGCCAGAATACTTTGGTTCTCTAACATAAAAATTTCGTATTCTTTCATTTACTATAGCATCAAAATACATATCAGATGCACCCACTGGGTTCATCCAAATATTTTGATTTAAATCTCTCTTATTTCGTCTTGCTTCCTCAAAATCGTGCCAGGGACTTCTCAAATCGCCTGGAATTTGTTCGCATCCATCTGCTATAAATCGAATATCTTTTATTGTTGAATTATCCGATAAATGCAATATAGAGTTTTCTAATTCACTAAGCTTAAAAGGCTGATGAGCCTCGATTCCATTAAATATTTCTGGACAAAGTTTTCTATAATAATCAATATCAATAATTTCAATTACATCATAATCGGGGGAAGTATATAAACCTTTATTTTTCTCAGGATTTTTATACCAGGGCAAAGAAACTGTCTTTACCGTTTTATCCATAACTACTTTATTAAAGGGATGAGAAGTCCCAAACCAATGCGTTGAACCATAAATAACACAATCAGTAACATCATTTATTGAGTCTTTAATTGATTGAGCCAAAGATTTCTCCACTCGCCCAAATTCATCAAGAAATACAGAAGTTGTTCTACCACCAGCACCAAAATTTTCATTCGTCGCCTCACCATCAATAGCAGAATTAATATTAAGATTTCCAATATGTAAATGATTTCTTTGAAAATTATTTGTATCCAAAGACGCTCTTAACCACGCCGGAAGATGTTTCATAGCGTGGTCAACTTTTGTAAATAAAGTTTTAAAACTTCCTGTCTTATCAACATAATCTTCTGTTCGAGAACCCATTAAAAACTGAGATTCAGGAACAAAAAGTAAATATAAGGTATAAAATTTGGTTACAAGTTCTGTCGCACCTTCATCACGACTTTTATTTATTGCCAAATCTCTTCCATTATCAACACAATACTTTAAAGCTTTAACAACTTCTCTTTGCTGTGGACGAAGAATAAAAGGATAATTTCTATAGCCTGGTTTTCTCCGAGGGTCGTTAGTGAAAAAAATTAAATCAAAAGCCAAAACTGGATTTGCTACACATAAAGAAATAAATTGTTTTTGAAGTCCTTTATCTTTGGCTAATAATTCGTGTAATTTTATTCTATATTCAATATTCTTTTTTAAAGTTTTAGGGTAAGCACCTTCTAACGCCTCAGGTGTGTCAAACTCCTTATTCACTATCTACCACCTCATTCTCAATATACTTCCTTTTAGGCTCATCAGCTATTTCAATTAATTTCCCAGCAAAACGTTTTATTTCTTCACCCGTCAATGCAAGATTTACATTCACCCTCTCTTCGTGTTTTTTAATTTCAAATTTATTCTTAAATTGTTCGGGAAGTAGATTAGTCGTTAGAAATATAGCTAATTGAGGGTTTCCAGGCTGAACTCTTTTTTTAATTTTCCTACCAGTTTGAATTTCAGTTGGTTTGCCAGTTTTTTCATCAACAATTGTTTTATAAATTATATCTTCTTCCTCATAATCATAACCCGTTGCAGCTCGCACCATCTGAGCTACTAAATGAGAAGCAGCAACAGACCTCATCTTTGCTACGGCATTTTTAAGGTCTGGATAACGCTGCTTCCATTTTTTCACAGCATATCCCGTAACTCCAAAAACTACGCCTATTTCTTTCTCAGTAAATCCCAACGCAGTTAATGTTGCAATAGGTTCTACAAATTTAAAATCAAACTTAGCCCCCTTTTTAAGCTTGTTTTTACGATTTCTTGAACCATATTGACTTTTATCATATTCAGCTTTAGTTTTTTCTGCTATATTTTGTTTCATAAATTTTCATCAGAACTAAATATCTTTTCACCAAGATATTCAATAGTTAAAATTTTACGTTTATCATCAATATGTAATGCTTTTCTAAGATTATAATCAACTTCTGATATACAATTAGCTGTACCATAATATATTTCATCAGGATTTATATTACTTGGTGTTTTAACCGTTACTTTGTAAATTCCATCCCCCATTTCAAATTCCCCATAATTTTACTGGAGTAGGAGGATGTACGGGCAGAAGTACATCCCCCTCAAACTCCCTTTATAAAAAATATAAAATATCAGATATACCGCCTTCTCTGACATTTCCTATAATTTTTTTTAGTCCAGTTTAGACCACCTCTCTCTGGTGATACCTAATATATCCCAGATTATATTTAATTTATATAATACTGAATCCCTATATGATTAGCCCCTTCTGTAATTTAAATCACCAGATTTGAAGGTTGGCAGGGGTCGGTGATAACTTCCCCCCTCGGTGGGATGCCATTTTTTACTAATCTATAGTTTGTCCCCCAAATAGTCCTTTAGCTCATCCGCTTCGGACGGGGTTGCGGTTAATTTCACATCTGCCCCCTCAGTATTAAATTTTAAAAGACCTATACAAAAAATATCTTCTTCCGTATACTATGCTAAAAAGTATACCTTTTTGGCCTTTTTTTGAATTTTTTTAAAAAATTTTTTAAATATTTTGCATATTTCTGTTACTTATGTAATGATTATATCAATTATAACAATTATCATACTAATATCAACTGTTTATTACAATAGCTTATCAAAAATGCAAATATTTTGCAATTATTTTCAAGATTATGTCAAAAAGGTATACTTTTTGTCATAAGATATAGAGAGAGGTTATTTTATGAAAAAGATAATTTGGTTTAAATATTTTAAAATTTGCTGGTATAATTTTCCACAAAATGATATAATAACACAATTTCCCAATTATTTACAAATAGATATTTATTATTTAAGTATTCAAATAGGCGAATACAGAGGGGGTTATTTTTGGAGATAAAATGAATAAAAAACAAAGAGTTAGAAAAATAAATAAAATTGTGAGAAAATTATTTTCACATTTACCACTTAAAGAAATAAAAAAAATACGACTTCAATCGGATTTTTATCACGAAAGAGTATATGGAACATATCTTGAGGTTGCTACGTATGTTGCTATGGTAGATGATGATATTGATAAAATACCTGAAAAAAATTTGTATACTTTTATAAAAACAAAGTATATTTGGGCTTATAAAAATTTGATAGATTTTTGTAATAAGCAGATTGAAGAATTGGAGAAAAAATGAATAAGTATCGAGTATGGATAAATACCATAAATGGAACATATATTGATGTTAAAGCCCAAACTCTTGAATCTGCAAAAAAGAAAGCAAAACGAAAATGGCAAAAAGTAAACCAACCGCAAGTGTGTTGTGTTGAAAAAGACGGAAAGTGGATTTTTTCTAATGAATAATATTTATTTTGATGGTGGTCGAAGAAAAGGAATAGGTGCTTGCGGCTATATCATTTATCAAGATAAAAATGAAGTAGCCTGGGGCGGGGAGCTGATGGGTAAAGCTACAAATAATGAAGCCGAATATCGAGGATTAATTTTAGCTCTTCGTAGAGCACACAAAGAAGGGATACATAGTTGTAAACTTTTTACGGATTCTAAACTTGTAGCAAATCAAATTAATGGATATTATAAGATAAATTATCCACACTTACAAAGACTCGTAGATTTAGCTAAAGCAGAATTAAGCAGATTTGATTATTGGTCTATAAAATGGATTCCGAGAAAAAAGAATAAAACCGCAAATTGGATTGTAGAATATTATTTTTTAAATGGTAATAAATATGGCTGATATAACACATCTTAAAGCTGAAATAAATTTTAAACTTGAAAATATTAAAATTCTCACAAGTCGTAAAAAAATTAGAGAATTGATAGATGAAATACTTTTTGAAGATTTACCGAAGTTATATAAACTAATAGAGA